GGTAATATAGCAGATTGTTTGTGATTTCAATATGTTTAAAGCAAGGGGAATCAGTGGTGGATCATCCCCTCGCAAGCCTAGTGTATATATTATTTTTTAATTTTTGTCAACTTAACCCCTTGAAACCATGCAGGTAATCCAAGAAAAGGTCTTTTGTCAAATTGATTAGATTTAGATGTTTTAGAATTTTGTTTGTTATAGTGTAAAAAAACTTGAGCGCAGTCATTACCTTTAAACTCTTCACGCCAATGTTCTAATTCGCAACCAGAATAAATTAACATATCTCCTGGATTTAAATTAACTTCTATTCCATCTTGACCTGTTTTTCCTGTTGGATCTAGATATATAGGCCATGGCTCACCACCTAGATTTAACGTAGTAGATATTTCACATGAATATCTATCTTTGTGTCTGGCTAGGATATCTCCTTTTTTATAAATTCTTGCATAGGAATAAGTAGGACTTAACTTTAAACCAGTGTGTTTTTCCATTATAGGTTTTACTTCCTGTAACAATGTTTCCATTGCAATATCACTATAGTGTGAATAAGTATTAGGTACTTGTACATCATTCCATACACCATATTCTTTGTTAAAAGGAGATATATATTTTTCATCAAATAAAACTCTAGCAACTTTTCTTTTATTTAAAAAATATTGACAAATAAAATTTGCTAAATCTTTTGAAATTATTTTTTTTAATACAGTATATTTATTTTTTTTAAACGACATAGATAATATTTATAACCATTCTGTTGTTACAGTCAGTAGAGTTAGTTCCATTATGAATAGTATCTGATGGAAAAAACAATGCTTTATTTGCTGTAGATTTTATTTTTTTATCTTTAATTTTAGTATATCCATTATTACTATTTATATAATAAATCATACTTTTATTTTTAGTGTTTTTTGGTGTGTCTTCATGTTCATTAAATTCAACAAGATTTTGACTGATTGGATTTAAATTTGCTTTTACTTTTATTAAAGTTTTAAGTTTTATTTTTTTAAATAAAGGTTCTAAAATATAAAAATAATTAGAATTAATTTGACCATCTCTATAAAAAACATGTGTCATCTGATAGTGAAACAATTCATTATCTCCGTCTACCTTATAATTATTATAATACCATGGAAAGTATTCTTCATTCATAGCATTATTAATAACTTTATAATTTTTATTAGATAAAAAATTATTAATTACTTTAAACATTTAATACCGTTTTTGGTATAGCTTGACAATTCCAGTGAATAAATCTGAATGGTTCAATACCTTTATCAACTAAATATTGATGTGGCATATATGAAGGAAAAAATATCATTCTACCTGGTTCAGCTTTATAATGCACCATTGAACTAGCATAAGTTACTTTTGTTTTATCTAGTTCAGGTAAAAGATTCATAACATTACCTGCTCTTGGATCTTCAAAAATAGGTACTGAAGTTTTATCACTAGCTTTTAAAAAATAAAAACCAGATATGTGACCATTCCAATGTGTGTGTAAAGTATGATGTCCTCCACCATTTTTTGCAAATTCTTGTACCCACATTTCTGTAGTAAATAATTGATGACCACGCATATCAAAACCCATTTCTACTAATAAATTATATGAAGTTGCACCAATATAATCTTGTAGTTCTTTAAATTTAGGGTCACCTATCAAACTTGTTGAATGATAAACACTACCTAAATCCCCTGTAGTTTTGTTTTGTTTGTTAATTTTATCTATTTCTGGTTGTAAATCTTTTCTAGCTTTGTCTATATAACTATCAGATGCTTTGTTTAAACTATTTACAAATTTAGGTTCATCTGCAAACCATATAGGACACTTAAAATAATCTTCTCTATTTAATTTTTGAGGATAAATAGTTTTTTTTAGTTTTTTAATTTTTTTCTTTTTCATTGAAATGGGTATCCTAGGTTCCAAATAACTAAACTGTTTCTTTCTCCACTTTTAACTGGACATATTCTATGCCATACAAAACTTGGAAATACAACTAAAGATCCTTTAGGTAATATTTCTGTGCATTTTTTAATATTACGCTTTTGATTTGGATCCATGTTTCTAAAATCAAACTCTAGCTCACCACCTTTATAATCTTTTGGATCAGATAAAGTTACAGTTACAGATAGTTTTCTAATTTTACCATGAGATGGATCATTTGCATTTTCTCTTTGATAAGGTTGATCCCAACTATCGCAATGCCAATCATAATATTGGCCTTTTTTATATTTTGTAAATTGACAAGATTCAGAATAATCCCAATTAAAATTCCATCCTGCAGCTCTATTAGCTTGATGTATATAAGGTTGTATTTCTTTGTAAACCCATCTATCATTTATCCAAACAATATCTGAATTTCTTTTCTTTTTTAAATCTATGACTTGTTTTTTATTTAATTTTTTACTATCACTATAGCCACCAGTTACTGCCATTTGTTCTTGAAGTTGTTTTCCGTACTTAGAAATATCATCACACACGTGTAATGGAATAGCTGATTTAAAATACCAATAATAATTTGTTAAATTCATATCTCTTTATGAAAATAATATAAATGATTTTTTAATTGCTGTAAAGTATAATTATGCGGACACCCAAGCTAGTGTTGCTGGATCCCAATTAAAATTATTTACCGGATCTTCTTGGTCTCTTGCAGTCCATCTTAGATTTTCTTCATCCCAAGAAATACTTTTATCTGTTGTATCTGTTGGATAAGTTACTGGTGCTTGCCAATCATCATTAGCATCTAATGCCCATGAATTGTGAGGCTGCGGACTTATAAATTTATTTTTTGCAGCGTCATAAGTATAATCTACACCTGCATATTGTTTTCTAAAATTGTTATTATAAGAAGTTTGTTTCCAAGTACCACCTTTAAAAAAATTAACACACCATGTTTCTCCATCAACATGTTCATCCGATGGTACGCAATCATTACCTACAACGACTACTCTTAGAACTTTATTATTACTATCTAATTCTGCGAAATGTGCCATAATTTTTACCTTTATTATTTATATTTTATTTTATCTATAGTGTCAATGTTCCCGATACAGTAAATGTTGCTAGTTTATCTCCACTAGGAGATAACGTTGCTAAACTATTAGTTCCCGGTGCTACTGCTACACTACCTGGCGCACTAGCTGCTGGAATTCTAACTATAACTACTCCTGAACCACCTGCTCCACCATTACCACCAATACTACCGCCACCACCACCGCCGCCACCTAAATTATCTGAACCTGCTGATCCATTAGAATTATAATAACCTCCTGCTCCGCCACCACCTGAGCCACCTGAACCACCACCACCACCGGAAGGAGTTTCTCTTTTTCCACCACCACCACCGCCAGCTCTTGTAACTGGAGATCCTGTAATACTATTTGCTACACCTGCACCACCTGGTCCACCTGGTTGACCACTTGAACATGGTCCATTAGTACCTGCTCCACCAGCACCACCTCCACCACCACCAGCATCTTGTGAACTAGATCCACCTGAACCTTGACCACCTGCGTTTCCTTGGGGAGGACTTGTTGGAGGAGTATTACCTGCTCCACCTGCAGCACTACATGGATTAGTTTTAAAACCACCTGAACCACCACCACCTGAACCACCTGCTCTACCTGCTCCGGGAGCAGTAGGTGCGGGTGAAGAACCTGAACCACCACCTCCAGCTGAAAATATTGCACCAACTACTGAAGCTGTTCCACTACCTGAAAAACAACTTGCACCTGCAGAACCACCAGCACCGACTGTTATTGTATTAGCTCCTGTGCTTAAATATGCTTTTGTTCCACCGGGAAATGAAGTTCTATAACCACCTGCTCCACCTCCACCACCTGCTTGGTTACGTCCACCACCACCGCCACCTACAGCTAAATAATCTACTTGAATAAAACTATCTGCTGCTGCTGCACATCCAAATGTTAATTCACCATCTGCTTTAAATATTGCTGTAAAATTTGTACCATCATAGCTAACTGTGTTAGATGAAGGCCCACTTGCTAATAAACCACTTGTTGATTTTACAACTACAATTCCTGAACCACCGGCTCTACCTGGTGCACAACCACCACTACCACCAGATCTTCCATTACCACCACCACCTCCAGTGTTAGCTGCTCCTGCTGTACCTGCTTGATCACAACTACCGCCATTACCACCACCACCATTACCACCGGCTCCACCGACACCACTTCCTGGTCTTGAACCAGATCCACCACCACCTGCATAAAAAACTGGCTCACCTGTTAATGAATTTGCTAAACCTACACCACCAGCAACACCTTGATTACCACTATTAGGAGTACCCGCAGCACCTGCTCCACCACCACCTCCACCAGAAGGAGAACCACCACCAGAACTACCACCTGCGTTTCCTTGAGGAGGACTTGTTGGAGGAGTATTTCCTGCTCCAGGACTACTACCATTTGCTCCACCACCACCTGAACCACCGGCACCTCCATTTGCTCCATCTGAACCACCACCACCACCACCTGCTGATGTTATTGTTGAAAATACTGAGTTACCACCACTTGTTCCTGTACTAGGTGCACTAGTAGAACCAGCTCCACCAGCACCTACTGATATGCAATACACTCCACCATCTACTGCAAAACAACCAGCTGTTCTAAATCCACCAGCACCACCTCCAGCAGTCGATTGAAAACCACCGCCACCGCCACCGGCTACTACTAAATATTCTGCAGTTCCTGGCGTAAAACCAGCACCACCTCCGGCACCAAATCCTAAGACTTGATAACCAAAAGATTTTCCTCGAGTTGATTTTTTTTTATTTGAACTCTTGCCTTCAACAGTAAGAGGTTGATTTAATTTTTCTCTCATATTTAAATTCCTTATGCGTCGTTAGCAGCATCTGTAGTAAAGAATATTTTGACACCAAGAACTCTTGCATCGGCACTAAAAGTATCTCCACCTGCGTTTGCATCTCTAAATAATTGAAAATAAGTTAATTGATCTACTGCAGGAGATCCTGCAATTGTAACAGCACTACTTACTGCTGAAACTTGTTGATCTTCTACTGTTCCTATACCAGCATCTGTAATATTTACTGCTGTTCCATAAGCAATATCAATAGTATCACTGTCACCACAAGAAACTCCCTGTAAACCAAAAATACAGTCACCTGTATTTGTAGAAGCTGGTGTCCAATATACTTGATAAGTAATGGTACCTTCATTCCATGATTTAGGAAAAGCTACTGAAAATTGTGCAAATTCATCTGTACCTGCATCAAAATCTAATACTTTCATATCAGGTCTTGTTGCTGTTGTTTCAACTTGCGCTGCTTCTGCACCGTTAGTTGTTGCTCCATACATAGCTGCTGCTGGAACCCACATAGTTTCTAAACCTGAAATTTTAACCGCTGATCCTCCAGAATTAAAAACTCCTGTTCCTTTAGGATTTATATTAATACCAACGTTAGTTTCTCCTGTTGCTGAAATAACTGGTCCAGTAACCCCTGTACCTGCGTTAGCTATAGTAATTTCATTAACTGCTGAACCGGTTGCAGTAAGATTAATTAATTCGTTTCCATTAGTATCTAAAATGTTTGTTCCAATTTTAGGACTAGTTAAAGTTTTGTTTGTTAAAGTCTGTGTTCCTGTAAGAGTTACATCTCCAAAACCTACATCATAAACCCCAGTGTTTGTTGCAACACCATCAAGATAAATAAGTTTGTATCCTTTGTCAGTTGTTGCAAAAGTAACTGTTGCTCCTGAACCAGATACTGCTTTTAATTGAACTGTTTGTGCACCCGATGTACTGTTTTTAATAATGTAAAAATTTTCTGTAAGAAGAGGAAAAGTTACAACTCTGCTTCCTGATATTGATCCTGTTAATTCTATAACTCTGTGTTGAGCAGTACCTGTTAAAGCACCATCTGCTATTGTTAAAGCAGTTGGTGTTCCTGAATCAGTTACAGCTTGAGAATTATACCCACCCGTAAGTTGTTCTACGAGACTTAAATTTGCGTTAGTTTTTGTTCCCCAAGTACCAGCATTTTCGCCGGTTGCCATTAGCTCTAGGCCAAGATCTGTAAAAGTTGATGCCATAATTTTGTACTCCTGATTGTTTTATTTATATTGTTTATTTAGTTTTAAGTCAAACATTAGTTTGGTACTTTTCTTGTGTAACCTGTACTTGTTTTAGGTGTTTTTCTTGAATATCCCGTACTAGTTTTAGGTGATAATCTTCCGTAGTATTGTAAAATAATACCGGCATCATTTAAACTTGTAGTAGCTATTTGTCCTAGACCATCTAAACTAGCTATAGATAATTGAGTTGTAGTTAAAGATCCAATTGCACTTGTAGATGATTGACCTGCTAACAATGCAGGAGTTATATTATCTATTGTTAAAGATCCCAATGATGTTGATGCAGAAACACCCACTATATCAAGAACTGGATTAGATGAAATAGTTATAGCACCAACGTTTGTTTGAACAGCAGATGGAGCAGTTAACCCCATTACATCTGCAGGAGATATACTTCCTACTGCACTAGTAGCTGATAAACCTGTAAGACCCATTACATCTGCAGGAGTTAAAGTTCCAACAGAAGATGTTGCGGATAATCCTGTAAGAGTAAGAGTATTATCTACAACAATTGCTAACGAACCAGCAGCTGTTTGAGCTGATAAACCTGTAAGACCCATTACATTTGCAGGAGTTAAAGCTCCAACAGAAGATGTTGCGGATAATCCTGTTAAATTAAATACTGCAGACTCAACAGTACCCCAACCATTTTCACCCCAATCTAAAGTACCCCAACCAGGTTTAACTTGTATATTTTCTGATGGAAGATTTACTGAAGCTGTTGCAGATACACCCGTAAGTTCAACAGTAGGAAAACTACCCCAACTTTGGAAACCCCAAGTATTAGCACCCCATCCAGTTGTATATATATTGGTATCTCCCCAATCAGATTGACCCCAACTATACCGGCCGTACCCTGAAGCAACACCTGTATATGAAAGGTCTCCTAAAGATGAAGTAGAAGAAAGACCCGTTACTGTGAGTGTAACGTCAGCCATTTTTTACCCCTATGCTATTTGAACGATTGCGTTTCCGGCAGTTTGCGCTGGGAATTGAACTGTGAATGTACCACTTGTTACAGTTTTGTCTGCACCAAAATTAATTGCACAAACACTTCTGTTTGTTGTGAATCCTGTAACTGCTGTTGAATTATAAATTAAACAACCTCTTGCTGTAAATGTAGCTGAAGTAAAACTAACATCATTAAATTTAACACATGCTGTGTCACCAGATAAAACTGGATCAGCTGATGGTGTTAATGCTGTTCCACCCGCAGTGTAACCAGTGTTTGAAGAGCCGCCATCAGTTTGACTTTGACTAACTTCAAGTGTGTTAGTTGGAACTGCGTTAGCTGATGAGGGAGCTGTGTAAACAGTTGTTGATTTACTTAATGAAGCTGAGTCACTTGAAAATAAAGCTAACTTGTATGCGTTACCTGTTGGTGCGCCACTAGCATCATTGAAGTTGTGACCACCTTGTAAAATTTCTACTTTAAAAGAATTACATATTGCTGATGTTATTGTCATAAATTTTTTCTCCTATTACTGAGGCGCTGACTCGATTGGTATTCTTATTGTTCCATCCGTGTAATCGTCTCGTCTTCTTCTTCCAACTTGCATTGCTGCAAACTTTTGTAGTTCAGTTTTATATCTATTTTCATATAGTGTCAACATGTCTGTTGGACCTTTTAAAAACATAAATGCTTCTACTAAACATGCATATAATAAGCCTTGTGGGAAGTAATTACTTACATAAGTTCCAGCTGTATTAGTCTCTAAACCAGCTGGTTGAGCGTTATAGTGAATGATATATTTATAGTTTTGATCTGGTGTAGGAGCTACAAATAAAGCTCCTGATGTAGCAGTATTAGTTCCTGTTGTAGCACCACCAAACATAGAATAATATTTAGGTAAACCTTTTACATTCTGTGCTGCTTGACCTCCAGAAGGTCCTGTAGCTTCACCTACATACTCAGTGATAAAAGTTTGATCTCGTCTTTCCAACCAAAAACCTTGTTCTGTAGTAGCTGTTGTTGAATTAAATACTTGTACACCTCTTACAAATAAAGCTTTTGTAGGAACTGTAATACTATTAAAATTTTGTGCAAATTGTGCTTCTGCTTGAACTCTGTCTGAGTCCATTGGTATATCTAAATTAATTCTATGTTCTGCGTTTTCTAAAAATCTATTTATAACAGCAGCAGTAAATACGTTAGCATCTACTTCTGTGTAGTTTCTAATATCTGTTGTTAAATCTGCGTATGTATATCCAGCCATAATTAAGCTCTATCATTTAACGGTCCAATTGTACACTGAAAACCGCCTCCTGTTTGTGAACTACCTGCTGCATTTACTAAAGGAACTGTTATAGAATTAAATTGTTGTTCTGTTGCTTGTGTTCCATTTGGTAGTGTAGGACCAACTTCTACAGTAGTTGCAACGGCTGTCGCAAGATAACATCCAAAAACTTTAGCTCCGTTCGGGTGACTACTCGCTGTTGTTGTTGGTGGAGTAACCCCTCTAAAAGGTGCGCTGGACGTAGAACAGCCTGTTAATTGATTTACATTTTTACCTGTATATTGAATAACTTCATTATCAAATTTACCGGTTTGAACATTT